CTGACAAGGTCCTTTGCATTCGTGTGGTTGCGAGTGAGTGTGAACGCGAATTTATTCCACGCTGGAAGTCCTTCTTTAACCGCGATTTCAAGGCACTCATTCACTTTTTTTTGGTCTTGTGCAAAAGTTCTTTCTATTTTGCGCGAAATTTAATTAACAAACAAAACAATGAACAACAAAGTATTGAACAATGAAGGCAAAATATTGGTTGCTTTTACCCCATCAGAAATGCAAATGATCAGTGACGCTGCCGAAGTCACAGAGCAGGAAGTCAAAGACATTGTGTACAAATCTGTAATGAATGAAGCGCACCGCGTCATGTCGTATCATGGTGCAAGGCGTAAAGTAGTCGAATCCATCGGTGAGGATTTTATTGTGGATAAAGTGGTTCTCGAATTTGAATCTATGGTTGCAGCGGTAACTGGTTGCAATCATGTACTTACAAGCTATTCAAGACATCGAAATTTAGTTTATGCAAGGTCAATTATAATTTTCTTAATGCGTACCCAATTTATGAGCATCGCGCACCTTTGCCCACTCGCTGAAATAGGCGCAAGGTTCACACCGCGCAAAGACCATTCGACAATGATTCACGCTTACAGGAAAATCATGAACTCGTATTGTTACGACAACATACTACGCAAGGACCTTGACACGATTAAACAAATGTGCATTGACATGAACCGCTTTGCACCTATTGTAAATCAAATCGTAAAGCTCGAAGAAAGTTATGCCGAAGTAAAAGCAATGAGAGATAGCACACGTCTTGCACTTGCATGATGACATCATGATTAAGTATTTACCAAAACAAATTGAATGCTTCAAAGCTCTCTCAACTGATTCACCTGCACAGATAGTTCTTTACGGAGGAGCAGCTGGCGGAAGTAAGTCATTTACAGGGTGTGCATGGCAAATAATGCGAAGATTGCACTACGCTGGTTCGCGTGGGTTAATTGGTAGGTCAAAACTTGACACGCTCAAAAAGACAACGGTTAAGACATTCTTTGAAGTAGCAGGCATGATGAACCTTCGTGCCGGGCGCGACTATGAACTGAATGGCAGTACGAATGTGATTACGTTCTTCAATAAGTCGGAAATCATTCTCAAAGATTTATTTCAATATCCATCGGACCCGGTGTTTGATTCACTCGGTGGTTTGGAGCTTACTGATTTTTACGTGGACGAGGTTAGTCAAGTCACAAAGAAAGCTATTGACGTGCTGCGCTCTCGCGTTCGTTTTAAGCTAAACGAATTTAATCTGCAACCGAAAGCATTGCTTACATGCAATCCATCGAAAGGTTGGTTGTATAATGAGTTTTATGACCCTTGGCGCACCGAAACACTGCAACCAATGTTTGCTTTTGTTCAAGCATTACCCGGTGACAATCCGCACTTGCCTGAAAGTTATCTGCAAACGTTGGCATCATTGCCTGAAGCGGACCGCAAAAGGTTACTTCATGGTGACTGGGATTTCGATGAAAGCATTGACTGGTTGTTTAAGTACGATGATTTGCTTCGATGCTTTCGTGACGAACTCGGAACGGGTGAAATGTTTATCAGTGCCGACATTGCGCGACTCGGAAAGGATAGAACCATTATTTGTGTGTGGCGTGGTCTTCAGTTAATCGAAACACACGAACTTCATAAAAAGAGAATTGACGAAGTGGTTCAGTACATGCGCGGATTGATTAGTAAGTACTCCGTCAAACTTTCAAATGTCATCGCGGATGAAGATGGACTTGGAAGTGGTGCGGTTGACTATCTTAAATGTCGCGGATTTCAAAACCAAAAGAGAGCCAGCAAACCCGAAACCTATGTCAACCAAAAAGCCGAATGTTATTACAAGCTCGCAGAACTGATTGAGCAAGGCAAGGTTATTCTACCAATACCAAAGCGCGATATAATTACCAAAGAGCTTGACATGATTCGCAGGAAACGTCCTGAAGCGGATGGCAAGCTATCAGTCACCGGAAAGGATGAAATAAAAGCACTGCATGGCATCAGTCCTGACTACGCGGATGCTATAATGATGAGGATGTATTTTGAACTTGTGCCGAATTATGGCAAATATTCATACGTCTAAAGTGCTGATTCTCAAGCACTAAAAATATTTTATGAATTTTTCTTGCACAATAGAAAATTGTGCCTATCTTTGCGGTGTAACAAAAAACAAAACAATGCAAGATTTATTTTCCCCCCACAACGATGAGCAGTGCGTGTGCGCTGACATCGAACAACTTGAAAACCGATCTCTCGCTGATTGCGCTTTCATGTTCAAGCAATTCGCTACCGATCTAAACAACGTACACAAGTACTTGCGTGCCGCTGGTCGTGAAGCCGTAGAATCCACTATGAAATATCGTGATGCTCAAGCTGCAAGCGATGTTGAGAAATGCGTTGAGAGGTTCGTTCGCGACTTCGAAGCACAAGTAAAAGAATTCTGCGCTGATGTTGACGAAAATATCGTCATTGCTGACCGCCACAAATGTCCATACTGTAAAAAATAACCTACTAATATGAAACAATTTAAAGGAACAAATGACAGGATTCAAGCGTACTTGCGCCTGCAATCCAATGTAGTACTCTCGCTGGATTCAAGACCAGAGTTCGAACGCTTACTTCGACTAATCGCAAGGCAAGCGGTACGCGAAGCAACTGATGTAATGGCTTTTAACTCCGAAACTCAATTATCATGAACGAAGAAAAACAAGCACTTAATTTGGCAGCGCGAATCGCAATCCAAATGGACGAATACGAAAATGTCCATGTTGATGTATTCGCACACGCTGTGGCTTTTATTCTCAAAGCAGAATACGGTCATCACAATTATGATACATTTATGCAATCCTTAAATTCACACTTATATGGAAACTAACTTAATGGACTCGCTTCAAAAATTCTTGAAGTACCTAAACCGCGAACCTTCGCCGGAATCAATCACACCGACACCAGACAAACGTGCGCACACAGTTACAATCAGCCACGTTGAGATGACACTGGATGAGCTTTACTTCGGACGTTGGTCAACAAAGAACTTCCAATGGTCGCAGATAGGCAATGAAATCATGGGAAGCATCACACTCGAAGTCATGCACCCCATCACGAATGAAGTCATCACGCGAACCGGGTCCGCTTCCATTGTCATCATGGTGGATAAAGCACCGGACAACTTACATGGTGTTGAGCGCAATCAGTGGGCATTGAATCCGAATAACAAGAAACCCAATGCTCTTGACCTCGCGGCTGGTAAACTCAAAAGCGAATGTGTCAAGAACGCTGCCCAGTCACTCGGTAAGATATTCGGGCGCGATCTCAACCGCCAAATAGTTGACGTGTATCAACCTTACAAGATTCAGCTACCGGAAGCAACCATGAAGAAAATCGAGAACGATATCGCCATCGGTGTTGACGAGTTCGAAATCCGTAGTGGTATTGAGCAGCTCGGTGACTTGATTACCGAACCGCAAAAGCAACATATATTCTCATTACTTAATAACCGCAACAATGAGTAACTATTTCAACGAACTGATTGAATCAGTAAAGCAGAACATAGCGTGGGACACCGCACGACTTGGAAAATTTACAGGGTCAAAACTCGGAGATCTATTCGTACAACCCAAAACAAAAGATGCAAAGGATTCAGGCGAATGGTCCAAAACCGCTGAAACCTACATACTTTCAAAGGTTATGGAAATCGTCACAGGACAAGCGCAAGATGGTGCAAGCGGTGCAGCGATTGATCATGGGAACGAGTGGGAAGAAACCGCACTTCTTGAACTACAAAAGGCAATAGGTTGCAGTGACGAAAAAACTAACCTTCGACCCGGCTTTAAGTTGTTCAATAGTTATTCAGGTGCTTCGCCTGATGCTTTTATGGAACTTAACGGAACAAGAGTTGGTGTCGAAATGAAGTGTCCGTTCAATCCTATTAACCACTATCATCATTCGCAGATAAAAAGCGAAGCGGATTTGAAGCGAGTGAATAGCGACTACTACTGGCAAGTGCAAATGAACATGTTAACCTATGGACTCGGAGCGTGGATATTCGCTTCATTCGACCCACGTCAACCTGAACATCGAAGATTACACTGGGCGATCTGTTATGCAGTACCTGAAGACATGCAGTTGGCGTGTGATGTTATGGAACGTGCAAAGCATTACCGAGATAATTTATTAAACGAGTGGATGCTCGTGAAATAATTGAATACAGGGGAAGCTGAAAACCTTATAGAGTAGGCAAATCAAAAACAATTTTATTTTATGTTATTATTTAACAAAGAACCAATGGTGACTGCATCACACCAAGTTCACACAACAAAGGATTACTTCATGTTTAAACCATTAGATGGTAATCGAACAAAAAATCTGCTTCACATCAATCGACTTAAGAAGTCTATGGCTGAACAGTATTTATTTACGGTTATTGTTGTTAATGAAAAATATGAGATCATTGATGGGCAACATCGCTTTGATGTTATTTCCGAATTGAAATTGCCATTACATTATGTGATTTGTAATGGTTATGGTCTTGCGGAAGTTCATCGATTAAATCAGTTATCGAAAAACTGGAATGCTGATGACTATCTAAATGGATATTGTAATTTAGGATATAAAGATTATTTGATTTATCGCGATTTTAAAAATAAATATCAAGTAGGTCATAATGAATGTATGTTGTTATTAAGTGATACTAATACAACAAAGCATTCTGGTAATTTTAATTCTGGCTTATTGAAAATCAAATCACTTAAAAATGCAGAAAGATACATTGAAACAATTCTATTGATTAAGCCTTATTATGATGGATATAAACGTAGAACATTTATATATGCTATGTACAATTTATTGAAAAATCCAAACTTTGAGTTTACAGAATTTATTCAAAAGTTGAAGATTCAACCAACAGCATTGCAGCATTGCACAGATGTAGCTCAATACATAGCATTGATTGAAGAAATTTATAACTATAAGCGAAGAGATAAAATAAATCTTCGCTACTGATTTATAATATTTGTTCTATATTTGTCATGTCGGCGATATTTACTGGAACTATAACACGAACCCAAGGGGCAGAGGTGAGCCGACACACTGAAGCCCCAAGGGTTTTTTAATTTTATGATATGAGAGATTCGGCTATCTTTTATCGGTCATTCTACGAAGCAATCAAAGAACTTGACCCAGTGCTTCAGGCACAAGTTTATTCCGCAGTATTCGAATATGCTTTGAACTTCAATGAGGTTGAACTTACCGGAATTGCAAAGACAGTATTCACTTTGATCAAGCCACAACTGGATGCAAACAACAAGCGATACACCAACGGAAGTAAACCAAAGCAGAAGCAAAACGGAAGCAAAACGGAAGCAAGAAAAAAGCAAACACGAAGCAAAGTTGAAGCTAATGTAAATGATAATGATAATGAGAATGGTAATG